CAAAAAGGGTCAGAGCAAACAGAATCAAGGCAACGCGACAGCGAAGAAAGCCAAGAACGGGGGTAAGAAAAAGTAAACGTATGCCACGCGAATGGAATACTTCTTTCAGGGAACCTTGGAATCCTATTATAAAGAAGTGCTTGGACGGTATTGACCTTCACAATAGATTATACATAGAAACTCAAGATCCATTTCATGCCAATCAAGCTAATATGCTTCGTTCGTATCTTCACAAGTTAAAAACTTGGATACATAATACAGAACCGGAAGCATTTCATAGAAATGACATTTGAGAAAGACCCATACGTTTACAGAATCAAATCTGTAGGTAGAGTAGTAGACGGTGACACAATCGACGCTGACATTGATCTTGGTTTCGATATCTCTCTTGCTAAGCGAATACGCCTTGGCGGCATTGATACACCGGAAAGTCGTACAGCAAACGCAGAAGAAAAAGCGTTAGGTCTTGATGCTAAGAATTGGTTAAAACATCGTCTTGAGTTTGCCAAAGATATTATCATCCGCACAGAACTTCCAGACTCTACTGAGAAGTATGGAAGAATTATTGGAAGACTTTACATCAACAATGAAGAATTGTCTTTGAACGATCAGATGATCGTTGAGGGATATGCTTGGGGATATGATGGGGGAACCAAGCAAAAGAACTTGGAAGAACTTCGTGAAATTCGTCGTGCTAAGGGCACTCTAGTGTAATAATGGATGATATCTATCTTGGTAATCCGAATTTAAAAAAGGCTCATACAAAGATTAACTTTACGCCTGATCAAATTCAGGAGTTTATTAAATGTAAAGATGATCCAGTATATTTTGCCAAGAATTATATTCAGATCGTTTCTCTTGACAAGGGTCTTGTTCCCTTTGAGATGTATGCATTTCAAGAGAAACTGATTAGAAATTTCCACGCACACAGATTCAATATCTGTAAGATGCCACGTCAGACTGGTAAGTCTACGACTTGCGTATCATATTTGCTACACTATGCATTGTTCAATGATAACGTAAACATTGCCATTCTCGCCAACAAGGCATCTACAGCCAGAGACCTGTTGGCAAGATTACAACTTGCTTACGAAAACTTGCCAAAGTGGATGCAGCAAGGTATCCTGGTATGGAATAAAGGTAATGTTGAGTTAGAGAATGGGTCAAAGATTCTCGCTGCTTCTACTTCAGCGTCTGCTGTCCGAGGCGGATCCTATAATATCATCTTTCTCGACGAGTTCGCGTTCATCCCGAATCACATTGCTGATCAATTCTTTGCCTCTGTTTATCCTACTATTTCTTCTGGCCAAAGCACCAAAGTAATTATGGTGTCAACGCCACACGGTATGAATCACTTCTACCGATACTGGCATGATGCTGAGAGAAAGAGAAACGAATACGTTCCAACGGAGGTTCACTGGTCAGAAGTACCAGGAAGAGATGAGGCCTGGAAAGAACAGACTATTCGAAATACTTCGGAGTCACAATTCCGTGTTGAGTTTGAATGCGAATTCTTAGGATCTGTTGACACTCTGATTGCTCCTGCAATCCTAAAGTCAATGGTTTATGAGGATCCAATTCAAAGTAATGCTGGATTGGATATCTTTGAAAAGGTTAGACCTGAAAATAATTATATGATGACGGTTGACGTTGCCAGGGGTATTGGTAATGATTATTCAGCTTTCTTACTTTTTGATATAACTGAGTTTCCCTATAAGGTAGTTGCAAAATATAGAAACAATGAAATCAAACCGATGCTATTTCCTAGCATCATTTATGAGATAGCGACAAAATATAATAACGCTTGGGTTCTATGTGAGGTAAATGATATTGGTGATCAGGTTGCTAATATCCTACACTTTGATCTTGAGTATGACAATATGCTTATGGCTTCTATGAGGGGTCGTGCTGGACAAATTGTTGGTCATGGATTCTCTGGAAAGAAATCCCAGATGGGAGTAAGAATGACTTCTGCTGTAAAGAAGTTAGGTTGCTCTAACTTGAAGACTCTAGTTGAAGATCATAAGATCTTAACTGTAGACTATGACATTATATCAGAACTTACGACATTTGTCCAAAGAAAGCAATCTTTTGAAGCAGAAGAAGGATGTAATGACGACTTGGCAATGTGCTTGGTTATCTTTGCATGGTTAGTAGCACAAGACTACTTCAAAGAGATGACGGATCAAGATGTCCGTAAAAAAATCTATGAGGAACAGAAGAATCAAATTGAACAAGACATGGCTCCATTTGGATTTGTATCGGATGGACTTGACGATGAAAGTTTTGTAGATTCTGATGGAGATAGATGGTACACGGATGAATATGGTGACAGAGCCTTCATGTGGGAATATAAATGAGTTTAGAAGAAGACTTTGGTTTAGAGCATCTTCTGTTTCAACAAAGGACATGTAAAGTCTGCGGAGAAACAAAAGATCTTCTTTCCGATTTCTATCTAACTAGAAAAGACCGAGGTAAGGTCAAATCATCTTATTCATATGAGTGCAAAGTGTGCACTATAAAAAGAATCACCAATAAACGCCAACAAAGAAAAGAATGCCAACGAGAGGCAGTAAATTGGCAATATCCTGATTGGTAGATTGTTCATGCATTGTTTCCCCACTTAAAGCGATCAAAATTCTAAATACTTACAGACTTATTCTGGATCCACAAGGAGAAATAAGATGCCGCTGAATTTAGCATCTCCTGGCATTGTTGTAAGAGAAGTAGATCTTACTTTAGGGAGAATCGATCCTACGTCCGATAGAACGGGTGCTCTCGTTGGGCCTTTTGCTAAAGGGCCAGTAGAACTTCCCGTTTTAGTTGCCAACGAATCTGAGTTACTGAGCAACTTCGGACAATCTTATGATCTTGATAAGCAATACGAAACTTGGCTTGTAGGTTCCTCCTACCTTGCATATGGTGGCGCTCTTAGAGTTCTTAGAGCAGATGATGCAGACCTCAAGAACGCATTCTATAGCAGCGTAGGTTGGGGAACAGGCCCTAAGATCAAGAGTGCCGAACACTATAGTGATCTTGGATACGATGATAACACTATCACCAATTATGACGTTGTAAGCCGTGATCCTGGTTCTTGGGGTAACACCCTGAGAGTTGCCATGATCGATGGCAAGAGCGATCAGATTCTCACAGGTATCACCACAACAGGACTGACTGTTGGTATGGGTGTTTCTCAGGCAATTCCTTCTGGAACTGTTGTTCCTGGAATCGGAGGAACAGTTGCACTCGATGGTAACCTCAAAGGAATCATCACAGAAGTTAGATCTGGTCAGATCGAAGTTAAAGTTACTCAGCACGTTTCTGCTGCTGGTGTAGTAACGAGTATCGATTACACCCCCAACGGAACATATAAGTTTGTTGCTGGTGGGTCTGGACAATCTGGAATCAAGCCTATTCTCAGCACTGGTCTTGCTGCCGACTTCATTCAGAACGGATCGAGCACACTTTCCGTAACAGGAACCGCTGGAACTACATCCTTCACTCTCGCTGGTGATCTTTCTGCAGTTGTTGCTGCTGGATCTTCGGTTCATGTAGGTAGTGCTCTGACTTTTGTTGCTGTTGGTAGTGTATCGTACAGCAACGGTTTAACATCCTTCACCATCGGTGCTGGATCGACAACTGCTGTTACTATTGCATCTGGTACTGCGGTAACATTCTTCGGATCCCTCAGAAACGGAACTCCTGGTGACTGGTTCGATTCCCAAACAATCGACCTTTCCAATGGAACCAAACTTGCTTGGAATCAAATCGCTGAGCGTCCTGGAACTTCTGGATACGCTGAAGTAAGGGCTGCCAAGAATGATGAAGTTCACGTTGTCGTTATCGACGACAAAGGAACAATCACAGGAAACGTCGGAACTATCCTTGAGAAGCACCTGTCCCTTTCTAAGGCAACTGATGCTGAGTTCTCTGTAGGTGATGCTTCCTACTATAGAAAGTATGTCAAGGCTCAGTCCGACAACATCTATCTCGGTGGTCAACCTGCTGGAACCAGAGCAACTGGATTCACAACCGCAACTGGATGGACTGCTGCTACAGATACTGCATGGGATCAACCCGCTCAAGGTATCAACTTTGCTGGTATCGGTAACACCAACATGCAACTTGGCGGTGGCGTTAACTACGGTGCCAAGACTGGAACTACCAACACTGCTGCAAACTCTGGTGGTCTCACCGCTTCTGCTGCATACATTAGAGCTGGTTTTGAAGTATTCGCTAACCCCGATAACTATCCCGTAGATTTCGTTCTGATGGGATCTGCCAACTACAACCTCGCAGAGGCACAATCTGTTGCTCTGAAGGCCATCGACGTTGCAGAAAGAAGAAAGGATGCTCTTGCATTCATCTCGCCCTACAGAAAAGCAATCATCAATGATGCTGCCGCTGGTTCGGTAACTGTAAACTCTGATGTAGACATCACAAATAACGTAGTTGGATTCTTCGGTCCTCTGACATCTTCCTCCTACGCTGTATTTGATAGTGGTTATAAGTACATGTATGACCGCTTCAATGCTACCTTCAGATATGTTCCTCTGAATGGAGATATCGCTGGCATCTGTGCTAGAAACGATATCAACAACTTCCCCTGGTTCTCTCCCGCTGGAACCCTGAGAGGTGCTATCCTGAATGCTGTTAAGGTTCCTTATAACCCCAACCAGCAACAAAGAGATGTTCTTTACAGCAACAGAATCAACCCTGTAATCTTCCAATCTGGATCTGGTATTGTTCTCTTCGGAGACAAGACGGCTCTTGCTAAGTCTTCTGCCTTTGACAGAATTAACGTTCGTCGTCTGTTCCTGTTCCTGGAGAAAGCGATTTCCGCGGCCGCCAAGGATCAACTCTTTGAGTTCAACGACGAAATTACAAGAAGCAACTTCGTCAACACGATTGAACCTTTCCTCAGAGATGTTCAGTCCAAGCGTGGTATCACAGATTTCGTTGTCATCTGCGACGAAACAAATAACACCGCTGCTGTAATTGACAACAACGAGTTCGTGGCTGACATTTACATCAAACCCGCTCGTTCCATCAACTTCATCGGTCTGACATTCGTTGCTACTCGCAGCGGTGTTGACTTTGAAGAAGTCATCGGTAACGTTTAATTCCTTAAATATCAAAAAAGACTAGAGGTTCCACAATGGCAAGTAGACAACAACTCAACCCTCCGGCTTTAAGGAAGATCAGTGATTTCAAGAGCAAACTGACTGGTGGCGGTGCCAGACCTAATCTGTTTGAAGTTGCATTATCGTTCCCTGGTATTGCTCCTGCAGATAACAATGTTCTGGACAAAGCAAGATTCTTGGTAAAGGCAGCTGCGCTGCCTGCTTCCAACGTTGCTCCCATTGATATTCCTTTTAGAGGAAGAATTCTCAAGATCGCTGGTGATAGAACCTTCGATACTTGGACAGTAACCGTAATCAACGATACTGACTTTGCAATCAGAGGTGCTTTTGAAAAGTGGATGAATGCTATCAATAACGTAGCAGATGCCACTGGAGAAAGCAACCCACTCAACTACAAGTCGGATGCATATGTATTCCAACTGAATCGTGAGGGTGATACAATTAGAACATATCGTTTCTATGATGTGTTCCCCACCAACGTCTCGCAGATTGAACTTTCATATGATTCTTCCGATACTCTGGAAGAGTTCACTGTTGAACTCCAAGTCCAGTACTGGGAAGCATATGGAAATGGTGGAGATATCACCGGTTGATAAGGTCACCTAAATAGAGATAGTAGAAATCGGATTTAGATAATGCCTAAGCTTTTTGGCTTCTCAATTGAAGACACCGATCCCAAACCCAAAAGTGTAGTCAGCCCTGTTCCTCCTAATAATGAGGATGGGGTTGACTATTATCTTTCTAGCGGTTTTTATGGTCAATACGTTGACATTGAAGGTGTCTACAAAACTGAGGCCGATCTGATTAGAAGATATAGGGAAATGGCTCTGCACCCAGAGTGTGATAGTGCCATTGAAGATATTGTGAACGAAGCAATTGTTTCGGATCTGAATGATTCTCCCGTTTCTATTGATCTTCAAAATCTTAATGCTAGTGACGACATCAAAAAAATCGTCCGCAAAGAATTTAAGTACATCAAAGATCTTCTCGATTTTGATTCTAAGTGTCACGAAATTTTTAGAAACTGGTACGTTGATGGTAGAATTTACTACCACAAAATTATCGATCTAAAAGATCCTGCTGCTGGTCTCCAAGAGATCAGATTTATTGACGCTCTTAAGATGCGTTATATCCGACAGGAAAAGAAACTGACTCAGAATCAAAGAGCTGCTCTTACTGGAATCAATTCAAGAGAAGATACTGCAGACCAACTTGCTAGAGGAGTTACTCCAGAGATTGAGGAGTACTTCATGTATACTCCTAGACAAATGTATCCCTCGCAAATTACTGGGGGTAGTGAAGCAAAAGGAGTAAGAATTGCAAAAGATGCAATTACATATTGTACTTCTGGTCTGGTAGATAGGAACAAGTCTATTGTTCTTTCATATCTTCATAAAGCAATTAAGTCTCTCAATCAACTCCGTATGATTGAAGACTCGCTTGTTATCTACAGATTGTCTCGTGCTCCAGAGCGTAGAATTTTCTACATCGATGTTGGTAATCTGCCTAAAGTTAAGGCTGAGCAATACCTCAAAGATGTGATGAACAGGTATCGTAACAAACTGGTTTACGATGCCGGCACTGGTGAGATTCGTGATGATAGAAAGTACATGTCCATGCTGGAAGATTTCTGGCTGCCTAGAAGAGAAGGTGGACGTGGCACGGAAATCACAACTCTTCCTGGTGGACAAAACCTTGGAGAACTGTCTGACGTAGAGTATTTCCAAAAGAAACTTTACAGATCCCTTCAAGTTCCCGAATCTAGAATTGCTGCTGATGGTGGTTTCAACCTCGGCCGTTCTTCTGAGATTCTGAGAGATGAACTTAAGTTTGCTAAGTTTGTTGGTCGTCTCCGCAAACGTTTCAGCAATATCTTCCTGGATCTTTTAAAGACTCAACTTATCCTCAAAAATATCATCACCCCAGAAGATTGGGATTTGATGAAGGAGCACATTCAATTTGATTATATTTACGATAATCAATTCGATGAACTCAAAGATGCTGAACTGATGAACAGCCGTCTTGGAGTTGTCAATCAAATTGAACCTTATCTCGGCAAGTATTATTCTGTTGAGTATGTTCGTCGCAATATTTTGAGACAGACAGATCAAGAAATTATTGAGATTGATGCTCAAATTGAAGATGAGATTGAAAAAGGTATTCTTCCTGATCCAGAAGAAATGGCAGGAGTTGGTTCCGATGGTCAACCTGTAGATGGTGGTAATGGTGGTCAAAACTTAGGAAATGTTCCTAAAGATGATCAAGTTGATGAGAAGTCTGTAGAACCTCCAAAGGGCGGAGAGATCTGATCAGATAAATAAATTATACAGGTTTGAACTAATACCATGACACCTTCTGAAATTATCGATGCGATTATCGATGATCGATCCGCATCTGAGGTCAGTGATGCTATCAAAGATGTACTTTTCAATAAGTCATCTGAGAGAATTGATGCTATGAGGAACTCTGTTGCAAGTCAACTTTTTGGCGAACCAAGCGAAGAAGAAGATGAGGAAGAGTACGACTCTGAAGAAGAGTACGAAGATGATTATGAAGAAACACAAGAGGATCAAGAATAATGGCAAGAACATTGCTACTTGGAGCTGAAGCTGCTCTACCCACTACAGTTGGTGCTGCATCTAGTTTTAGTCAAGCAACTGTTGTTCGTCTATACAATAGCAGTGCATCAACTGCACATTTGGTCACTCTTTTGGATTCGGAATATCAAGGAATTGGTTCTATGACCATTCCTGCAGGAACAACCGAGTTCATCGAAAAAAATCATGGAGATTTGCTTCTTGCAGCAAATGCTGAAGTTAAAGGTGCAAAAGTAGGATTTACCGTTTAAAAAAATGAAACTCATCAGAGAAGAAATCGAACAGGTAGAAGTTATCGTTGAATCTCGCAACGGTAAGAAGAACCTGTATATCGAAGGAATTTTTCTTCAGACCGAACAGCCTAACAGAAACCGTCGCGTCTATTCCATGGGACTCATGGAAAGAGAAGTAAAGAGATACACCGAAACCTTTATCGACAAAGGACGTGCTTTAGGCGAACTCGGTCACCCTGATGGGCCTACAGTTAACCTCGATAGAGTATCTCACAAAATTGTTTCTCTGCAAAGAGAAGGCAATAACTTTATCGGAAAGGCTAAAATCCTTTCTACTCCTATGGGTAAGATTGCTGAGTCTCTCTTATCTGAAGGCGTAAAACTTGGCGTTTCCTCTCGTGGTGTTGGAACTTTAAGTCCCACCAAAGAAGGATACAGTTTAGTCAATGATGACTTCATGCTCGCCACTGCTGCTGATATTGTAGCAGATCCTTCCGCTCCTGATGCGTTTGTCAATGGCATCATGGAAGGAAAGGATTGGGTATGGGATGGAGGCATCCTCCGCGAAAAACTCGCAGAGAAAACTTACAAGAAGATTAACACACTTGTTGACTCTAGAAGACTTGAAGAGAACAAACTTAATCTCTTCCAAGATTTCTTGGCAAACTTGTAATTTATAAATACATTTAGGTTAAATTTAACACGATTTTTTCGGAGAAGTTAACAATGTCCGCTGGAAAAAACTTACAAGAAATGGAGAACCCTGTAACCAGGGGAGCGAAAGCTGGCGAATCGATGGACTCATCTAAGAAGAGCACCTATGTCCCTGGACATGCTCAGATTGAGGATCTCGGTGGCCCCACTCCTGAGAACTACAAGCCCGATGATGACTCGGCCAAACTGAAAGAGCCTTCTCTTTCGCATGTTCGTAACGTAGTTAACGCTAAAGCAAAAGCAGCGGAAGCAATGGACGCTTCGAAGAAGAACACCTACGGCGAAGACGTAGAGTCTGACGAAGAAATCGTGGATGAGTCCACCATCGAAGAAGATGAAACCGACGTTAACATCGAAGAAGATGTTGCCGCTCTGTTCTCTGGCGAAGAACTCTCGGAAGAATTCCAAGAGAAAGCGAGAATCATCTTCGAAGCAACTGTTAAGGCTAAAGTTTCTGAAGTTCGTGAGCAACTCGAAGAAGCATACGCCGCTCGCATTGTTGAAGAAGTTGAGGAGATCAAGGAAGAATTGGTCACTCGCGTCGATGCTTATCTTGAGTACGTTTCCGAAGAGTGGATCAAGGAAAACGAACTGCAGATCGAGCACGGTCTGAAAACAGAAATGACTGAATCGTTCCTGCAAGGAATGAGAGGTCTTTTTGAAGATCATTATGTGAATATCCCTGACGATAAATATGATGTTGTCGAAATGATGGTAGACAAACTTGATGACATGGAGGCAAAACTCAACGAGCAAATTGAGAAGAATATTTCTCTGAATCAAAGGCTCGGTGAGTCCGTCGCTGATCACATCCTTAAGGACGTATCCGAAGGACTTGCTGTAACCCAAAAGGAGAAACTCGCATCTCTTGCTGAAAGTGTTGAGTTTGAGAGTGAAGAATCCTATCGCGAGAAGCTGGCAAACCTCAGAGAATCGTATTTCTCTACCGAGAAGGTTGCCAAGCAAGAAACAACTGAGACATTGACTGAAGGTATGGAAACCGTTCCTGCTGCTCCTGCTGGACGCATGAACGCATATCTCCGCGCTCTCGGCAACAAATAATCTCGCACCCTTTAGTAAACTCAAACAATCACAGGTAAACGAAGCATGTTTAACTCGCAACAGCTTCAAGAGAAGTGGGCTCCCCTTCTGGATGCCGCTGGATGTGATCCTATTAAGGACGCCCATCGTCGTGCAGTTACTGCCACTCTCTTGGAAAACCAAGAAAAGTTCCTCATGGAGGAGCAAGCTTTCAATCGTGGTCACAACCTGATGGAAGCCCCCACCCAGTCGTTCTCGGCTGGCGGTGGTGCATACTACAACGGTACTGGTGGAACCGATAGCGGCAACCCCACTGGTGGTTTTGACCCCGTTCTGATCAGCCTCATCCGTCGCTCGATGCCCAACCTGGTCGCTTATGACCTCGCTGGCGTTCAACCCATGAGCGGCCCCACTGGACTGATCTTCGCAATGCGTTCTCGCTACGAGAACATGACCGGAACCGAGGCACTGTTCAACGAGCCCGATTCGGCATTCTCTGCTCAGCGCGAAGGCTACGACGCTACCCAAGGTAACTACACCGGTGGCACTGACTCCAGCGGTTCCGTTGGTTTCGGTACAACCCTCCAGCGTGGTTCTAACCCTGGTATCCTGGACGTTAACGGCGCTCCCGCCGATTATAGCGTTGGTCAGGGCATGAGCACTCTGAACTCTGAGACCCTCGGTGAGAGCGGCGATGAGTTCAACAAGATGGCCTTCTCGATCGAGAAAGTCACCGTTACTGCTAAGAGCCGTGCTCTGAAGGCAGAATACTCGCTGGAACTGGCACAAGACCTTAAGGCAATCCACGGTCTGAACGCTGAGGCTGAACTCGCCAACATTCTCTCGACTGAGATTCTGGCTGAGATCAACCGTGAAGTTATCAGAACCATCTATAAGGTTGCTGAAGCTGGCGCTCAAACCAACGTTGCTACCGCTGGTCAATTTGACCTCGATATCGACTCCAACGGTCGTTGGTCGGTTGAGAAGTTCAAGGGTCTGCTGTTCCAAATCGAAAGAGATGCGAACGCTATCGCTCAGAGAACTCGTAGAGGAAAGGGCAACATCATCCTGACTTCGGCTGACGTTGCTTCTGCTCTGACCATGGCTGGTGTACTCGACTACACCCCCGCTCTGAACGCCAACCTGAACGTTGACGACACCGGCAACACCTTTGCTGGAACCATCAACGGTAAGTACCGCGTTTATATCGATCCCTTCGCTAGCAACAGCACTGCTCTGCAGTACTATGTTGTTGGTTATAAGGGTTCTAGCCCCTATGACGCTGGTCTCTTCTACTGCCCCTACGTTCCCCTCCAAATGGTTCGTGCCGTTGGGGAGAACACCTTCCAGCCCAAGATCGGCTTTAAGACCCGTTATGGCATGGTTGCTAACCCCTTCGCTGAGGGAACCACCCAGGCCTACGGTGCTATCACTGCCGCTACCAACAGATACTATCGCCGCGTAAGCGTCAAGAATCTGATGTGAGTTGGACGGGTCACCCGTTACTCATTCGACCCCTCTCAGAGGGGTCTTTTTTTTATGGATAAATATAGCGCCTACTCTAAACTTTATGGAACACAAATTTGAACACCATTGGGGTGGAGAAGAGATGTGGTATCACAAAGCAGAGAGGTGGGCAAATAAACAAAAGTTTCCTATCAATCATCTTGCATTAGGTTTTATCGCTTGGTTAAAAGAAAAATGGATTGAAGGTAAAATTGAAATGACAATGCAGTCTGTTGATAAACAGGCAGAAGACATCGTAAAACAATGGGAGGAAGAGGATGAGCGAAATCGACCCAAAGCAGAGATCGTGGAGGAGGGACTATTTGGAGAGGAAGGCTGGTCTATCAGCATTTCAAATCCAGTTGTTGAAAGAAGGCCCGAAGAAACTAACTGATGCTTGGGCATTAGGTGCAATGAGAAATGATTGGGAAAAGTATTATGCCAAGAAATAGTGTGACTAAAGATGAATTGAACGTTAGAGTTCTAAACCTGAAGAATGAACTTTACAATGGACTCAACTACGGAAAGAGTGGGGACTGGCATGACGGTGCTCACGATGCCCTAAATAGAGTATTGGACATTTTAAAAGAGTATAGAGAGTGACTAGATCTGCCTTCACTCAACAGATTCAGAATAGAAATTTTCTGTCTCCAGTTGGGTTCAAATTCACAATCACAAAGGCACCTAAAGTTGCATTCTTTTGCCAACAAGCTGGATTGCCTGAGTTGTCACTGGGAATTGCAAATCAACCTTCATATTTGAAAGACATCAATGTGCCAGGAGAAAAACTGGAATATGGTGATCTTACTATTAGTTTTCTTGTTGATGAAAATTTAGAAAACTACATGTCCATTCATAACTGGCTCCTTGGACTGGGATTTCCAGAAACTCCTCAACAGTTCAAAGATCTTGTAAGAGATGAGGATGCTGTCTCTAGAACCAACAACGATATCGCTGAACCAGACTACGGACAACAATTTTCTGACGGATCTTTAATTATCCTCACAAGTCACTTTAATCCAGCATATCAGGTAAGATTCAAAGATCTATTTCCATATTCTCTTTCTGGTTTAGATTTTGATGCTACTGTTTCAGACGCCGAATACTTTACAGCACAAGCATCTTTCAAGTATACTTACTATACTATCACTGATATGTCTGGAAGCAGACTAACTACTGATTTTGTAGATTAACTGAGTTTTTTTACTTTATGATGAGTCTTGATGAAGTTCAAAAAATGTGGGAAAAGGATAGCGAGATCGACAGAGATGATCTTGCAAACGAATCCCTCAGAACCCCAATGTTGCACTGCAAGTACTGGGATATATACAATACGACCACACTGCTTCGAGAGAAAGTAGTTGACGGTTACAATAAAAAGAAATTAGAACGTTGGAATTATTACACAGGGAAAGCATCCCCTGATGTTTATGAAGAAGATCCATTCCCATACAAAGTAAGGGAAAAGGATGCAATCATCAGATACATTGAGGCTGATGAACAACTATCGAAAATATCTCTGAAGATCAAGTATTATGATACTCTTTTGAAATTCTTGGAAGAGATTATCAAATCCCTCAACAACAGAGGATTTGCTATCAAAAATGCTATTGATTGGATGAGATTCCAAAATGGATTATAACAAGCATGAGTCATCTAATCATCGGCAAGAAGAACGAAGTTTATCTTCGTGTTCAAGCCGAACCTCATATCTTTTACGAACTATCTGATCAATTTACTTTTGATGTACCTGGGGCAAAGTATATGCCTCAGTACAGAAACAAGTGGTGGGATGGTAAAATCCGCTTGTTCAATATTCAGACTGGTGAAATCTATGTTGGGTTGTTAGATAAACTAATCAGGTTTTGCAAGGATCACAACTACACATACGAATTCGTCAGTAACAAATTTTACGGTACTCCTTTCGAAGTCAATGAAATGATTTCAAAGGAGGGTGTCAAAGATTACATGAATTCTATATGTTCTCACACGCCAAGAGAATATCAAGTTGATGGCGTTTACGATGCATTGAGACATAATAGAAGACTATTAATCTCACCCACGGCTTCTGGAAAGTCTCTGATGATCTATTCGATTGTCAGATATTTTGTTGAACACAAAAAAGATATTCTCATTGTTGTACCAACCACATCTCTGGTTGAACAGATGTATAAGGACTTTGCCGATTATGGTTGGGACGTTGGATCCAACTGCCATAAAGTTTATGGTGGTAGAGAGAGAACATCTGAATCGCAAGTCATTATAACAACTTGGCAATCAATTTACAAGATGCCAAGAACATATTTTGAAAGATTCGAAGTAGTTGTTGGTGATGAGGCTCACTTGTTCAAGAGCAAGTCACTGATAAGTATCATGTCCAAATTGTGTGACTGTAAGTATCGTTTCGGATTCACTGGAACACTTGATGGATCACAAACTCATAAATGGATTCTTGAAGGTCTCTTTGGCCCTTCATATAAAACTATCAACACCAGCGAGTTGATTGAAAAAAAGAATCTTGCAGAACTTGATATCAAAATTCTTTTACTCAAGCACAGTCCACATAAATTTGAAACCTATGAAGATGAGGTTCAATACATTATTGGACATGAGAAGAGAAATAATTTTATCAAGAACCTAGCAGTTGATTTAAAAGGTAATACACTCATTCTTTTCAACAGAGTAGAGACTCATGGCCTACCTCTTTTCAATTTAATAAATACCTCAGTAAATGAACATAGAAGAGTTTTCTTTGTTCACGGTGGAGTTGATACTGAAGATCGAGAACAAGTTCGAACGATCACAGAAAAAGAGAACGATGCAATCATCGTTGCCTCTTACGGAACATTCTCCACTGGTATCAATATTAAAAACCTACACAACGTAATTTTTGCTTCGCCTTCCAAGTCTAGAATTAGAAACCTTCAATCAATCGGTAGAGTTCTTAGAAAAGGAAACAATAAAACAAGAGCAACACTTTACGACATCGCTGATGATGTCTCCTTCGCCAAAAAGAGAAATTACACTCTTAATCATTTGGTAGAAAGGATCAAGATTTATAACGAAGAGAAGTTTAATTATGATATAGTAAACATCAGCCTAAAGGATAAATGAACGATACAGAATTTTATGCAGTATTAAAGTTGGTCTCTGGTGAAGAAATCTTTGCGCTCATCGACATCGACCTAGAACCAGAAGACCCCATCATCATCTTACAAAATCCTGTAAAGATGAAAATTATTACAAAAGGACTTATGGTTCAGACAAAGATTGAACCATGGATGACTCTTCCTGAAGATGATATTTTCATGATCAGGCTGTCAAATGTGATTACCATGACAGAGATCAACGTTATTGAAAATGAAGATTTGATCGATTCTTACAATGAGTACCTTCAAAGAATCGCAAACTTGAAGTCTCCAGATTGGTCATTCGAATCGGAGATCACCAGCAAGATGGGATCGTTGGGAACGGTTTCCGATGCCAGAACCAAATTAGAAAAAGACTTCAAACTCCCTTCAGCTATTAAAGAAGCTTCTAATTGATTTCTGAACCTCCACAAAGGTTATTGTACAGATATTTTGCAAACTTGTCAAGCCCTGTAAAAAATGTTATAATATCCTCAGATAAGGGAGATATTAGTAGTGCCCAAGAAAAGATCTGAACATTACGTCAACAACAAAGAACTTCTTGAGGCAATCATCGTCTACAAGAGTAAGGTTGCCAAGGCTCAAGAATTAGGTCAACCCAGACCGATCATTCCGAATTATCTCGGAGAGTGCTTTTTAAAGATTGCGACACACCTGTCGTACAAACCAAACTTCATCAATTACATGTTTAGAGATGACATGATCTCTGATGGAGTAGAGAACTGTGTCCAATACATCAATAACTTCGATCCTGAAAAATCGAAGAATCCTTTTGCATATTTTACTCAGATTATTCACTTCGCTTTCTTGCGCCGTATTCAGAAAGAGAAGAAACAACTTGACATTAAAAATAAAATGATCGAGCGTAACGGATATGATGAAGTCATGGTTGTTGACAATAATGTAATGTATGGCAGTCATTCCGACTATAATACCATCAAAGATAATATTCAGACCAAACTCAATCGATGAAAGTCGCTATTATTACTGACCAACATTTTGGTGCGAGAAAAGGAAATCAAAGTCTCCATAATCACTTTTTAAAGTTCTATGAAAGAGTTTTCTTTCCAACAATTAAAAGAGAGTCTGTCGATGCTGTCATCGATATGGGTGATACTTTCGATTCTCGCAAAGGTATTGATTTTTGGAGTCTCGACTGGGCTAAGAAAAATTACTACGGTGTTCTTAGTGATCTTGAAATCCCAGTGCATACTATTGTGGGTAACCATACTGCCTTTTATAAAGATACTAACAACCTTAATTCTATTGAGTTATTGTTACGAGAGTATGATAACATCATCTGTTATGCTGACGCTACTGAGATAAAACTCGGTTCAATGCTTGCTCTGATGGTTCCTTGGATTAATAATGAAAACAGAGCAAAAACTCTAGACATGATCAATGGAACCAAAGCAAGTGTTGTCTTTGGACACCTTGAACTCAGTGGATTCTGGCCCAACAAAAATTACATGATGGAACATGGAGATGATCCTGAGTTGTTCTCTAAGTTTAAGAAAGTCTTTTCTGGACACTATCATCATAGAGGGCAGTCTGACAACATCTATTACCTTGGAAATCCTTACGAGATTTACTGGAATGATGTAAATGATCCCAGAGGATTCCACATCATCGATACCGAGACATTAGAGGTTGAGAGATATGATAATCCTCACACTCTTTTTGAGATTGTCTATTATAATGATGAGTCTCCTCAGTTATTCAATGCAACTCCATACAAAGACAAGCATGTAAAGTTGATTGTTAAAAAGAAATCTTCTGACACCAGGTTGGAAAAGGTAATTGACAAACTATACATGGCTGGTGTTCACGATCTTAAAGTTCTTGAGAATTACTCAATTCAAGAATCCGAAGAGTTTGAAGTTGAAGAAACTGAGAACACTATTTCTATCTTGAATAGATATGTTGATGATTGTGAACCTGGTTTTGATATGGATAAATTAAAGTTGAAAAAAATTCTTACAGACGTTTATTCTTTATCATGCGAAGTTGAGTAATGTACATTCTAATTCATGGCAGCAAACAATCTGAAGGAGCGTATGCCGTCCTAGACAAAGATGGTAACAAAGTGTTATTCTTCTTTGAAGAGGAGGAAGATGCTGAAAGATATGCTATGATGTTAGAGGCTGATGAAGATGTACCTTTGAGAGTTATCGAAGTCAACTTTGCAGTAGCTGTAAAAACCTGTGCAGAAAACGGATACAGATATAGTGTAATAACCCCTGGCGATATTGTGATTCCTCCTAGATCTGAACAATAATAAATTATGATCATCTTTGAAAAGATTCGTTGGAAAAATTTTCTTTCCACTGGAAACTATTGGACTGAAATCAATCTCAACGAACATCCCAACACGATCATCATCGGTAAGAATGGTTCTGGCAAATCTACTTTGCTTGATGCGTTGTGCTTTGTTCTGTTCAACAAACCGTTTAGGAATATCAACAAGCCGCAGTTAGCAAATAGTCAAAACGAAAAAGACTGTGTTGTTGAAATTGAATTCAAGATTGGCAAAAAGAAATATTTTGTAAGACGTGGTATTAAACCAAACGTGTTTGATGTACACGTCAATGGTAAACCACTACACCGTGAATCTGATGATAGGACAAATCAAAAACTTCTAGAACAGAATATTCTGAAGTTAAACTATAAGTCCTTTACTCAGATTGTTATTCTTGGCAGTAGCGGATTCGTTCCTTTTATGCAGCTCCCAACTTCTCATCGACGGGAAGTGATTGAAGATCTTCTTGACATTAAGATTTTCTCAGCAATGAATATGATTATTAAGGATCGTATTCGTCAAGGTAAAGATAAGGTTATCAGTTTAGAGCATAAGAAAGACAACCTTATCGATAAGGTAGATCTTCAGAGCAAACTCATCGAAGAGATCACCAAGAATGGTGAGAAGATTGTGGATGAGAAAAGAAAGAAGATCGAAGAGATTATTAAGGAACGTGAAGATCATCTGACCAAGATCAGTACGAAGCAAAGCAAGCTTCAAGAACTGAATTCTGAGATGGAAGAGTTAGCAAATGCTAGCAAAAGCGTTCGTAAACTGCATAATCTGAAAGCAAAGATTGATACGAAAAAAGAGAATCTTGTAAAAGAGCATACATTTTTTAACGAAAATACGGTATGCCCTACCTGCACTCAAGATATTGAGGAAGAAAACCGGTTAAATAGAATTGCGGAGCTCAATGCTTCTATAGATCAGTTGGTAGAAGGTCTCAGTGAACTTGAGAACAAAATACAAGAAGAGGAGTCCAAAGAGAACCGCTTTGTCGATCTCTCAAAGGAGGCTACTTCTCTAACCTATGAAATTTCTAACACCACGACTTTGGTTGCTCAACTTGACAAGTCCAGAGAAACTCTGGAACGTGAAATTCAAAGAGTTACCGATCAGGTCAAGAATAGAAATTCTGAGTATGACAAGCTAGAAAAGTACAAGGCAGAGCTGAGTTTAAGTTACGACCTATTATCAGAAGAGAAGAACAATTTACAATACAATGATTTCGCATTCTCCCTCCTCAAGGACGGTGGTGTAAAACGCCAAATTGTCAAAAAGTATCTTCCTCTGATTAATCAAAAAGTTAACAAATACATCCGTATGATGGACTTCTTCATCAACTTTAATCTTGATGAAGAATTCAACGAAACAGTACAGTCACCCATTCACGAGAAGTTTTCTTATGCTTCTTTTTCTGAGGGTGAAAAGATGCGTATCGACTTGGCTCTGCTATTCACATGGAGAGAAGTTGCACGAGTAAGAAATAGTGTAAATACGAACCTTCTGATCATGGATGAAGTATTTGATTCATCCTTGGATAGTAATGGAACTCAAGAGTTCCTAAAAATTGTCCGATATATCATCAAAGATGCAAACGTTTTTGTTATCTCTCACAACAGTGAACTACATGATAAATTCGCTGGAACTATTACGTTTGAAAAAGTCGGATCTTTTTCTCGTCTAGTCAAAGAATAAATACTCCAGCGAAAGGAAAATATGTTATCCACACAATATCGGATTCGCCTAGAAGCAATTTGTCAGAAGATTGTATTGGGTGAAAGTGTTGATTTAGCGGATATGATATGGGCTGAGAAATTGGCAAAGGCTAATAGATCTGCTGCCACTATCCTTAGACAAGCAAGAAGAACTGCAGAGAATCCAGATATGCAGCAAGGTGACATGGATGATTTTTTGAATCAACTTGACATTGGCGGTCTTGGTCATGAACGTTTTGGTAAACGTGGTTTTCAAAGCGTTGATGATATGGTAGACTGGTGGACGGAAGACAAACCAGAGGACTGGAGGCAACGTGACTAACGTTCCAAACTGGCAGCATCACTCCAAGAAGGAGCAGAAACGCCACCTTAAACCACAGGCATTACGACAGGCAAAAGCCCGTCTGAACCACTTCAAAAAGTGTCACATGAACCCTGCCAAGCGCAGGGTTTTTTCGTATAATACAGAGACGTTCAGGAAAACACTGTGATCAATCACGCCGTCAAAGGAACCCTCGCCAAACTCCTTGCAACCGAAGATCTCATCATCGAGCACAAGAAGTGTGAAACGGCTTCTTTTGATGTGCACAATCGTGTTTTGACTCTGCCTCTCTGGCAGAAAGCAACCGAAGAAGTGTATGACCTTCTGGTTGCTCATGAGGTTGGTCATGCTCTCTACACTCCTGATGAGGAGATCTCGAAGCAGTACAAAGTGCCTCATCAATTTGTCAATGTGACTGAAGATGCTCGCATTGAAAAGTTGATGAAGCGTCGTTACCTTGGTCTTCCTAAGACTTTTTATCGTGGATACAAGCAACTTCAAGATGACGATTTCTTTTCCCTTGAGGATGATAACGTCAATGAGATGAATCTTGCGGATCGTGTAAATCTTCACTTCAAGATCGGATCTTTCTTGAAGATTGATTTTACTGAGAAAGAGCAAGAGATCGTTGATATGGTTGATGCTGCTGAGACCTTTCAGGATGCTCTTGAGGCCGCCGTTGCTCTTTGGAACTACTGTAAGTCTCCTAAGAAAGAAGAGGCGGTAGAACCCCCTACAACAAACTCTCAGCAACAGAATAATAACGGCCAGGTATCTGAGTCGTTTGACGAGTCTGGAAGTCAGCAAAAAGAAGATGGTGAGTCTGAAGAACCTAAGGATGGTGAATCATATGGTGGAACTTCCGAGCAACAGTCTTCTACTGGAGGGGAGCACAGTGAAGAACCTCAGGTTCGTACAGCAGATTCTCTGAGTGAGAACGTTCAAAATCTTTCTCAGGATGATAGTTGGGGAGATCCATATTACATGGAAATTCCTCAAGTTAATCTTGATACCGTTGTTGTTGATCCTGAAAAAATTCATTCGTATATCGAAGGTTTTTGGGAAAACGAAATGGAACTCAATGGGTTCTCTTATGAACTGATGTTCTCTGACATTGATAAAGAGTTCTCTTCATATAAGAAAGATGCTCAGCGAGAAGTCAATTATCTGGTAAAGGAGTTTGAATGCCGTAAATCGGCCGATGCATATGCTAGAACCTCTGTCTCTAAGAGTGGTGTTCTTGATACTGCCAAACTTCACACCTACAGATACAGCGAAGATATCTTCAAAAGGATTTCCATCACAAAGGATGGTAAGAGTCATGGACTTGTCTTTGTTCTTGACTGGTCTGGATCTATGAATGATCAGATGATGCCAACTCTGAAGCAGTTGTTCAATCTTGTTTGGTTTTGTAAAAAAACTAACATTCCTTTTGATGTGTATGCATTCTCTTCCGAGTGGAATTACAGAGCCTCTTCTCGCTTTGAAGATGGTAATCTAATCCCTCAACAGCATACTGAGAAAAAGTCTGGGTATTTTGCTCTACCTGAGATGTTCAACATGCTGAACATTCTGTCTTCTACTACCAAGACGAAAGATTTTGATCGGCATATCCGCAACATGTATCGGGTTGCTAAAACTTTCGAAGTCTATCGTACTTATAAGTCAACTCCTTATACTCTTCCAGCAAGAATGTCTCTTTCTGGAACTCCTCTGAATGAGGCAATTGTTTCCATGCATACCATTATCCCAGACTTCTGCAAACGTTCTAAGACTCAGAAAGTGCATTGTGTCATATTGACTGATGGAGAAGCTTGCAACTCTCTTCGTTACGTTGATATCAAACGCAACTATGATGATGAAGAGTATGTGGGTGTGCGTAGCATTGGGGCTAATGGATATGTTCGTTGCCGAAAAACTGGAAATAATTATCCAATCGGTTATCAGTATTGGAATCTAACTTCTACTCTTATTACCAATCTCAAAGATTGCTTCCCCGGCATGAATATGATTGGTATACGTGTTCTTCCCAATCGCGATTTCAGGTCTTGGATCAAGCGTATGGATCTTGAGTATACTGAACAGGAAGAACGTACTAAAATTTGGTCAAAGGAAAAGTCTGTCACCTTTTCTTCTACTCTTGGATACGATGAGTTGATCGGTTTGTCCTGTAGTTCTTTGGAATCATCTTCCGAATTCAGTGTTCCAGAGCAAGCAACTAAGGCTCAAATTCTCTCATCGTTTAAAAAATCCTATGGTGGGAAGAAGACTAACAAAAAAATCTTGTCCAAGTTCATCTCGGTGATTGCCTAGGACAATTTGCAAACCGTCCACTGCGCCCCCAAAGGGCGCTTTTTTCGTGGTATTATGTATACATAATCAATGAGGTTCTCAATGTCCCGAGTGTCCACTGTCTCCGTCGTTGAATCGCTCCGTGATATGTACGGTGACACGATTACTGCGGCTGATGTTCGTGCATATTGTGCACAGACCGATATTACTTATCCAACCGTTACTCGTCACCTTGAAAAGTACAAGGTTAAGCGTGGCAAGTGGAACCTGACCATTCAAGAAGCAAGGGAGCAACTAGAAGAAATGGTTATTCCCGCTCGGGAAATCTTGAACCTTATTCCGCAGAAAGATGATACTTTTGTCCCGTTCGGGAACTTTTCTGACGTGAAGAAAGTTATCCAGTCTCGCCTGTTCTATCCTGTGTTCATCACTGGTATGTCTGGCAATGGCAAGACTTTCGGTGTTGAGCAAGCATGTGCTCAGTCTGGACGTGAGTTGATTCGTGTCAACATCACCATTGAGACCGACGAGGATGACCTGATTGGTGGTTTCCGTCTCGTCAACGGTGAGACCGTGTGGCACGATGGTCCTGTGGTTCAAGCACTGAATCGCGGTGCTATTCTGCTGCTGGATGAGATTGACCTTGCATCTAACAAGATCCTGTGTCTTCAGTCCATCCTTGAAGGTAAGGGAGTTTTCCTGAAGAAGATTGGTCGTTATGTGAAACCTGCACCTGGTTTCCAAGTTTTTGCTACCGCTAACACCAAGGGTAAGGGTTCTGATGACGGTCGTTTCATCGGTACTAATGTTCTCAACGAAGCATTCTTGGAGCGTTTCCCTGTGACTTTTGAGCAGGAGTATCCGAATCCTTCGACAGAGATCAAGATTCTGTCCCGTTTGTGTGATGATGAATCTTTCTGCAAGAATCTTGCTGACTGGGCTCAACTGATCCGCAAAACCTTCTATGATGGTGGTGTGGATGAAGTGATCAGCACTCGCCGCCTTGTGCACATTGTCCGCGCTTATGCCATCTTTGGTGATAAGATCAAAGCAATCCGCACTTGCCTGAATCGCTTTGATGATGATACCAAGCAAGCATTTGTTGACCTTTATGATAAAGTCGATGCAGATGTTGACCTTTTGACCGAGGAGTGATAGAATGAATTCGTGGAGTATGCTTTATGATGAACTGAACATGGGAAAGGAGGACTTTGCCTACACGGCCACAGGAGAAAAATGGGTTAAAGATACTGGGGGGTATGAGTGGACACCGCTTCCTCCCAAAGAATATCTTGATTCAATGTACCCAGACATTCCCGACAATTTTACTTTACCAATCGTTATGAATGAAAACCAAAATGGGTTTTGGAAATACCAAGAAGACAAAACCCTGAAAGAGATTGAGCAATATCTTACTAGTACATATCATCAACATTACACTTCTCAGGAATCTAAGACTCAAACTTTAGATTTGATTGAGAGTATTGGTGATGCTGAGCCTTTTACCAGGTCAAATGCCATCAAATATCTCTCACGTTTCGGCAAGAAGGGTGGTAAGTCAAGACTTGACATCCTGAAAGCAATCCACTATTGTA